ATTATGATATAGGACAAAAAAGAATTAAATGGTATGGAGACAATGTGTAAGGAAGATTATTTCAAACATATAAAAAAGTATTTTACAGAAAAAACTTTAATAGATGTTGGGTTAAATTATAAATATATTGAATATGTAAATGATATAAAAAAATATAGGATAAAAAAGAATTAAACATTTTGAAGATAGAAATAGAATATGATAAAAAGAAAAAGAAAAGAAATTGTGATAAACACTTTAAGAAATTTTTACAACAATTAAAAATAAATTCAAAGTATGAAAATCAGTCCAAAGTTGATAAGTGTTGAATTGAATAGGGTTGGAACTAATGATACTTACAATTACAAAAATGGTCCAAAGGGTAATAGTTTTAGTGTAGGTGAAAAACCAGATGGAAAAAGATTAGAACCAGTTAAGATAAATCCAGAAGGTAGATTTCCCACCCAGTTATTTACGAATATAAAAAATGATAGATATAAGTATGTTAAGAATATCTCCTAAATTGATAAGTGTTGAATTGAATAGGGTTGGAACTAATGATATATTAAAAAGAAATATACCAGTGGTCCAAAACCCAACTATGTGGGGAACAAGGGATATAAGTAATTGGACTAATGAAGTTGGTAGATTTCCCACCCAGTTATTTACGAATATAAAAAATGATAGATATAAGTATGTTAAGAATATCACCTAAATTGATTAGTGTTGAATTGAATAGGGTTGGAACTGAACTAATTGGAGATACTTGTATAAGAAAAGAATTTACTGGTAATGATAATATATATGGTGGTGGTAAAGGGTATGGAGGGAAACAAGGATATATAAAGAATGGTAGATTTCCAACTCAACTCTTCACCAATATAAAAAATGATAGATATAAGTATGTTAAGAATATCACCTAAACTACTAAACATAAATGGGAATAGGATTGGAGATTATGAAGAGAAGAGAATAATCAATGATACTATAAAAAGTGATCAGGTTAAAAACTTTATCAGTTGTGAAAAACTAATACCAAGTTATATGACTGGCAGATTTCCAACTCAACTCTTCACTAACATAAAAAATGATAGATATAAGTATGTTAAGAATATCACCTAAGTTAAAAGAATTAACATTTAAACCATCTTTAATACAATATGAAGCATGGAAATTGTTATTTGATACTACTACTACACAGATACTCTTTGGTGGTTCAGTAAGGAGTGGTAAATCATACTTAGCCGTTGCCTGGGCGACTATCTATTGTTTAATGTATCCTAACATCGCTGGGGGTTTATGTAGGGAAACTTTAAGTTCTTTGAAGATGACCACAGTAGAAACTTTAATGGAATTTTTTAGATTAAATGATATGAAGGAAGATGTTGATTACAGATTCAATAGAATGGAGAAGACAATATCATTTAATAATGGTAGTAAGTTATTCTTAATTGAATTAACATCAAACCCAAGTGATCCTAATTTTGAAAGGATTATGAGTTTATCTTTAACCTTTGCTATTGTAGATGAGGTGTCCCAGATTAGTAGAGATGCAATTGAAAAACTAATGACCAGATTATCCCATATGTTAAAAGAATATCAACTAATACCTAAATTGTTATTAGTATCTAATCCTTCAAAGGGTTGGTTATATACAGATTACTACAAACCATATACTGAAAACGAATTACCACTTTATAGAAAAATAGTTCTTGCTCTCCCACAAGACAATCCATATTTAGATAAAAGTTATATTGATGGATTGGAACAAACTTTAACCAGTGTGAATAAATCCAGATTGTTATATGGCAACTGGGATTATGACGATGATGATCTTGCTCTGTTTAGTTATGATGAATTACTACAAAGTTTTTATAATGATCCTTTACCAGGTGATAAATATATAACTTGTGATGTTGCTAATATTGGTAATGATAAATCTGTAATTGGTTTATGGAGTGGAACAGAGTTACTAAAAATTTTTAGTTATAAGAAAAATGACACTACACAATTAGTGAATATAATTAAAGATAAAATAAAACTATATAGAGTGCCTATTAAAAATGTGTTGATTGATGCTGATGGATTAGGTATAGGAGTGGCAGATTACTTAAAGGGGTGTGTTGCTTTTAAAGGTGGTTCATCTGCTTTGAATAAAGAAAATTATATGAATTTAAGATCACAATGTTTTTTTAAGTTGAGTGAATCAATTAATAATATAAAACTACCTGATGGAGAATATCGTGATGTGATCATTCAAGAACTTCAAGCACACCGAATGGCGAATGTAGATAAAATTGGTAAGACAGCGGTGGAAGGTAAAGATAAGGTAAAGAAAACGATTGGAAGAAGTCCAGATTATGCTGATATGATTATGATGAGAATGTATTATGATATACAAAGAAAAAAAGTTAAGACTTATGTTTTGTAGAATATCGCCGAAATTGATTAGTGTTGATTTGAATAGGATTGGTGATTATGTTGAAACAAGAAAACCAACAACAGATACTACCAATTTAATAAGATTGAATGGATCAAAAACAATTATGAATTATTGTAAAAATGGTAGATTTCCAACCCAGTTATTTACCAACAACAAAAAAGAATTGTTTAAGTATGTTAAGAATATCTCCTAAATTGATAAGTGTTGAATTGAATAGGGTTGATTATATTAGTGATGAAGATTTAGAAACATCTTTAAAGGGATTAAAAAGATATATTAAAAATTACAATAGTGATAGTAATTTGATGAGTAGTGATAAAAATAAACAAAAGTTTAAAGGTGGTAGATTTCCAACTCAACTCTTTACGAATATAAAAAATGATAGATATAAGTATGTTAAGTCCATCAGTTTGGATAAGTGATAATTATTTTATATTAAAGGAAAAATTGGAATTGATAAAGAATATACCAGAGTGGAGTGATATATTCCACGAGGTGTTGATTCAATTTTTAATGATGGATACTAAAAAATCTACAAGATTAATAGATGATGGACAGGCATATAAATATATAATGAGCATGTTTAAGATAAATTGTTTTAGTAAGACCAGTCCTTACAATTGGAAATATAATAAGATCACATTTGATAAAAACTTCAATATGGATAAGATAGATATAACAGATGGAGATGAGTATGATGAAAATTTATGTTTAGCAGATATAGAATTGGCACTTGATAGAATAGATGAGTTTTTTGTATATAAGATTGTTTATATGGACTACTTGGATCGTAAGATACAGACACCAGGGTATAGTTTTAAGAAAATTGGTATGGAGAGTGAAATACCGAAACCAACTATCATTGCTAAATTTAGTGAATTGAAGGAACAGATTAAAAAAATAATAGATGAGATATGAAAAGAAGATTAATAAAAGAAACAAAATACTTTACTATAATTGAAGAAACAGAAGGTTTTTGGTATAAGGCATTAGATTCCAAAATAAAAGTTGAAATCACAAATAAAAATTATAAAGATATAATTTTAGATGCGTTGGATAATGATCTTACCCTTGGACCAGAAATACTGATGAGAATTTTGTTAGTAAAAAAATAATAGATGAGATATGAAAAAAGTAGATATGATTAAAAATTTACTTGATGAGGGTTTTGATACACCTGATTTAAAATGGCAAGACTTTATGAAATATTATAAAGAAAAAATGGAATTAGTAAAAGATAGAAACTCTTTAATAATTGAAAAGACTAATCAAAAGAATACAGATGAACTACTTGAAAGAAAAATTGAGAGGGAACCAGATTTAAGGACACCACTTCAAAAGAAACGTGAAGAATTATTTCCACTGATAGTAGATCTTATGAATAGATTAAAGGGTAAATCAAAAGCATCACCTGGTGAATTAAATGAACTGATGAATTTATATAACCAGTTTTATTTAAGACACGATGCGGCTGGATGTGGTGCTTGTATAAGTAAAGCATATACAACCTTTAAGAAAATTTGTAAAGGGAGGATGTAATGAAAACAATTTTTAATGTGATAGGTGAATTGGAATTACCAGATGTATCACCATTTTATAAACTACCTGATTGGTATATAGAAGGATATGTTTATCATATGTTTTTATGGCAATCTCAAAAATGGAATTATGATGTGGTTGAATATAAATATGAATTAAAAGATTTACAAATTAAACATATAATTACTATTAAGAAAAAGGATCCAAAGTAAAAACATAAAAAATTATATATATAAGAGATGATAAGAATAACTATAAATGATAAAACATATAAAGTTCCTAATGAATTTAGTGAATTGACTATTGAAAAGTTCCAAGAATTATCAAAGGTGGAAGATGTTGATAAAGGAAATGTGTTAGAATATATACATATATTATCTGGTATAGATAAAGATATTCTAAAACATATAAAACTAGAAGATGTGAAAAAGATCACTGAAAAATTACTAACCTTCTTTAAACAAGGTGATTACAAATTGGTAGATGCCGTAGAAATTAAAAAACGTATATATGTTTTTGATGATGATCTATATAATATGACATTTGAAATGTTTATAGATTTAGATGAACTGACCAAGGATCAAGATAATATAATAGATAATCTACATTTGATAATGGCTATTCTATATAGGGAGAAAAAGAAACAAAAGATATACAGGAAAAAATTATATACAGATAAGTATGATAGTAAAACAATTAAAGATAGGGCAGAGTTCTTTTCAACTAATCTTATGATGGATAAAGTATTGGGAGCGTTGTTTTTTTTTATCAATTTAAGAACGATTTATATACAAAATATAGTGGGCTCTTTGGATCAGGAACAGATGAACCAGTTGAAGACGACGAATACGAAGACACAGGACCAGAAAAATACTATAAAAAGTGGGGTTGGTTCTTAATACTTTATAATATAAGTGATGGAGATATAACAAAGATAGAATATATAGGTAAGAAGCCGATACTTGAAATTTTGAATTGGTTGGCTTTAACAAAAGAAAAACAGATATATGAAAAGTAAATTAGAAATTGAATTTGAGGCAATGATTAAACTAATTGAATATGGGTTTGAAGGAGTTGCTGAAATTTTATATGAACTAAAAAATAAGGAATAAGATGGCAGATGATATAGTATTAAAAGTAGATGTTGATACAGGGGACGCAGATAAAGAATTAAAAGATTTAAATAAAAATCTTGATAAGACAGGTAAGAATGCTAAAACAGTTGGTAAGGAAGCCAAGGGTGGTTTTAGTGGTATGATTAAAGGAGTTAAGGGTGTTGGTATGGCATTAAAGACGGCAGGTATAGGGATATTCTTGGCAGCACTTGCTGGGTTGTTCGCACTGCTTAAAGAGAATCAGGCTGTAATGGACTTCTTCAATAAGGCAACGAGAACTATGGGTATATTGTTTAGTAAATTAACTGATGCTCTTATTCCAGTTAAAGATGCTTTGATGAGTGCATTTGAAGATCCTAAACAAGCAGTTATAGATTTGTGGGAAGTGATTAAAGAAAATATGGTTAATCGTGTTACAGGTATGATTGACTTTTTCAAACAGAGTTTTAGTGGGTTGATAAATACAATACAAGGATCAGCCCTTGCAATTAAGGGAATTTTTAGTGATGAAGCGAAAGAAAAGAGTAAAGAGTTTTTCGCAGCAGCAAAGAAGGACGCATTGGCAGCAGGGGAAAGTTTCTTACAGATGAGCACAGGTATAGATGACTTACCAAATAAATTAAAAAAGGGGTTTGAAGCATTAAAAGAGGTGGTTACAGATGCAGTTGATGGAGCAGATAAATATGTTAAGAAACAAAATGAACTATTATTAGCGGAAGCACAATTGACTAAATTTATTGCTGGTAATAGATTGGAGTTGGAAAAACTTAAAACTACTCGTGAAGATGAAACAAAATCTATTGAGGAACGAATATCGGCAAGTGATGAAATGATGGTTTTAATTAAGGAGGAGGAAGATAGAGCGATTAAATTACAAGAGGAAAAGATTGCTTTAATGAAACTTGATAAAGATCAAACACAAACTACTATTGAAGATTTAGCAGAGATTGCCAAGGCAGAGGCAGCACTTGATGATTTAAGAACAAAGGCAGTGGTTAGTAATCTTGAAAATTTAAAATTTGCGAATACATTAAGGAAACAAGAATCAGATGCATCAAAGTTAGCAAAGGATACTGAAATTGAAAGGATGAAAGAGTTTAGAGATAGAAAGAAAGGACTTGAAGATGAGTGGAAGTTAGAAGATTCTGAAACAGATGCCGAATATTATGAAAATTTACAAGAATTAGAATTAGAAAGATATGAAACCGAATTAGAAAATGATTTATTAAAACAGGAAGAAAAGGAATTTCTATTAAAAGAGCATTTAAGAAATAAGCAAGATATTCAAGATGAAGCAGATAAGATAGCGGCAGATCAAGCAAGAGCAAAATTAAAATTTGAGCAGGGTATTGAAAATAGTAAATTAGATATAGCCAAGCAAGGATTACAACTTATTCAATCAATAGCAGCAGAAGGTAGTGATATACAAAAGGCAGCATTGGTTGCTGAAAAGGCAATTGCCATAGCACAAATTATTAAGAATACTATGGTTGCGAATTCATTAGCATTGACCGCTCCTCCTTTGGGGTTAGGTCCAATAGCAGGACAAGCGTTAGTTGGTATAAACATAGCATCAGCCGCTGTTGGAGTTGCAACTGTTTTAGCACAGACAGCGATGGCATTGGGAGCATTTGAAAAAGGTGGAGTATTAGTAGGACCATCACATGCACAAGGTGGAATAATTACTCCATTTGGAGAACTTGAAGGTGGTGAAGGTGTAATTAATAATATGAGTATGGCAACTCCATCGTTAAGAAATTTGGCATCAGCAGCCAATACAGGTGGTGGTGGAAATGATTTTTCTACTGGTGATGGATCAATTAAGTTAAGTGCTGAAAGTATTAGTATGATTGTAAATGGAATAAATGATAAAAAAGTGATCGTGAGTGAAACAGATATAACATCTACACAAGAAAGAGTATCTGTAATTGAAGCAGAAGCAGTTTTATAAACTTTGGAACAAAAGGGTAATGTTCCCTGGAATAAGGGAAATAAAAAATAAATTATAACTAATATGAAAAAAGAAGAATTAGAATATATAAAAGGGATTAAAGAACAAAGAGATTTAATGTTTGAAGAAGGAATAACAAGTGATCATCTGTTGATGATGATTTTGAAAAGATTAGACACAATAGTATATGTCCAAGAATTAGATTATCAAAACAAAAACTTTTCAAAAAAGTGGTATAAGTTTTGGAAATAAAAAATAAATTGATAAAATGAAAAAACAACTTAAAGAAATTGATAAAAGATGAACTTAAAAAATTGATAAAAGAGAATAGGGTTTTAGATGAAAAGTTTAGATATACGAAAGAGTGGATTGAACTTTATAAAGAATATAAAAAACAAATTGATAAAGATGAAAAAGGAACTTAAAGAAATTGAATTGATAGTTGATGGAGATGAAGATTTTTTAACAGCGATGGGGTTTGTAGATTACCCCGCTATTGAAAAACAATTAGTATATTTTGGTGATGATAGAACCAATTTTACTTTTGGTAAGGAAATTGAAGAGCAAGGGATCATAGTTAGTCCAGCACTGATTGCTGATAAAAGAATTTTTAGATTTGATCCTGAAACTAATGAAGAATATTATGTTTATTTTAGTGAGGATACAATAAGACAATTAAGTCAAGGGTTTTTAATGAGTGAGAACTTTAAGAATAATACTGAACAACATGAAAAACAAATTGAAGGTGTCCATCTTATATATTCTTGGATCGTTGAAAACCAAGATGACCAACTGATGACCAAATATGGTTTTAAAGATATACCGAATGGATCATGGGCCGTAGCATATAAGATAGAAAATGAGGACATCAAAGCCAAGATTAAAAGTGGTGAGATAGGTGGCATATCAATTGAAGCATTCTTAACAGAGAAGTATGATAAACATTTTAGTAGAGATGAACAAAAGATAGAACAAATTAAAGATTTACTAAATAGTCTTTAATTTGTATTCCTTTACTTTTTGTATAGCATCTTCTTTTTTCTTAAACCAACCAAGATGGATATGTTTTCCTTTAATAAATAATTGTGAGTGGTAATATATATTTGATTTTCCAGTATATTTATCATTTTTAAAATTTTCTTTATGTTTTTTTACTTCATCTTTTGTATGATAAATTCCAAGATATATTAATCTTCCTTTAAAAGAAAACTGGCATCTATATTTTCTTGGATTATCTTTTATTGGTTTTTTATTTTTATATATTTTTGGTGGTTTAGTTTTTTTTCTTTTATTTTGATTTTGAGTTCCTGTAAGCAATTGTAAATTAGTGATGTTATTATTAAGTGGGTTATTATCAATATGATCTATTTGTAATTTACTCATATCTCTTTTATCTCCTTTTTTTACGGTGCCTATATCAGTTCTTTTTCTATCTCCAAAGTGATCCCATACTAATTGATGGATTAAATGTGTTTTTTTATTTAATCCAACCACATAATAACCTCTAAGGGATTTAGATTTTTTCATAACATACCCACCCAAATGTATTTTGAAACTCCTCACATCACCAAAATTACTAACTTGGTAATCTTCATTTACCCATTTCCATTGATTTTCCATACAACTATATATATAAAACTTTTCAATATGTTTATTTTTTTTATGTCAAATTCGACTTTTTTATATATATGAGTAGAAAAAAAAACAATCTTTAATATGGAACAAAAAAACTATTCAAGCATTTTAGACAAGATAAGAACTATCTTGGGTATGGAAAGTGTTGTTGAATTAGATGAAGTAGTTGAACCAGTGCCAGTTGAAACTGAATTAGAACCAGTTGATACTAAATTAGCAGAAGCAACATTAGAAGATGGAACTATTATATATTATGATGGTGAAATGCTTGGTGTAGAAATTGCTGTTTATACTGATGAGATTATGGAGGTTGTTGTTATTGATGGGGACTATGTTTTAGAAAATGGAGATACTTTTAGTATCGTAAATGGTGTAATTAGTGAGTATATACCAATAGTGGTAGAGGAAACTGAACCAGAACCAGAAGAAGAAGCATTAGAGGAAATTAATTTTGAGGAAAAATATAATGATCTTATGATCGTTGTAGATGAATTGAAACAACAATTAGAAAAATTTAACAAACAGGAAATTGAATTAAAGGCTGAAATCGAAAAGATGTCAGCAGAGCCAGAGGTGGAAAGTATAGCACAGGCACCACAGGCGACTATTGAATTAACCGCAATTGAAAAAAGATTAGCGGCTCTTGACGCAATTAGAAAGTTAGGACAAAAATAAAATAAAAAAAATGAGTTTTAGTAAAAAATATGATTTCGCTTTTGATGTTTCAACATTGAGCGATTATACAAACGAGAATACAGGTTTGGTGGCTAAGGCATTATATTCAGCACCAACAATTGGTTCAGGTATAGAAATTATACCAGGACAAAAAGGTGATGTGAAACTTAATGTATTAGATCATGATATTTATCTTCAAACGGCAGCTTGCGGTTGGACGGTAAGTGGTAATACAAATTTGGAACAAGTAAGCGTTTCTGTATGTAGTGTAGATTATAAAGAGGCACTATGTCCTAAAACACTTGAACCTAAATGGTATGGTCAGTTAATGGCACAGGGTTCAAACCCAGAAACATTCCCATTCGCACAATTTGTAGTAGAAAATAAGATGCAGGCTTTAACAAGTCAAATGGATTATATGTTCTGGCAAGCAGATTCAACCGTAGGAACAGGTGTTCTTACTTTATGTGATGGTATAGGTTCATTCTTATCAGGAGCAACTGGTGATGTTTATACAGCAGCAGCAAGTGGAACTTCAACAGCATCAACAATCAACACACAGATTTTGGCGATGATTGATAATGTAGATGAAAGAGCATATACTACAAATGATTTAACACTTTATATGAGTGTTGCTAAATTTAAATTATACGTTCAGTATTTAATAAGTGCAAATTTATATAATTATGCACAAAGTGAAAATGGTAAAACATTAGAAACAACTATTCCAGGACATAACATCAAGGTGATGGGTGTTGGTGGATTAAGAGGTGTTGAATTTATGTATCTTACACCTGCTTCAAATATGGTATTTGTAAATGATGGCATTAGTGATGGTGATTTAGATATGTGGTATTCAAAAGATAATGTTGAATTAAGATTACTTGGATCATTCAAATTTGGTGTTGGAGTTTATTTCAATGACTTAATGGTTCATAACAACGAAAATCTACAATAAGATAAGGGAATTAAAAAATGAGAGTGAGGAGTTTAACTCCTCCTCTTAATAAAAAAAAAGAAAATTAAAATGGGATGTATAACAATAGCAGGATACAGTAAAGGTTGTGACGCAAGTTACGGCGGTATTAAGAAAGTAGCTATTTATGAAAAAGCAGGCCTTGATATAACAGATATGACAGTAGTGAGTGGTGAGATTACAACAATCGACATCAATTCTGGATATACTGGATATTCTTATGATTTCCTTAAAGACAATAGTAATTGGACTGAACCAATTGTAGGTGATGGTATAGTATCATCAGTTCATTGGACACCGAATGTGAATTTGGTTTTTAGAAAAATGAGTAACACTTTAAGAAACGAAATCGTGGAATTAACAAAAGGTGAAGTAGTGATTTTCATAAAAGATAGAAATGATATAATCTGGGCATTGGGAACAGATAGAGGTATGCAGATGGTGGCTTCTACTGGTGGTCAATCAGGATCAGTATTAGAGGAATTAAATGGTGAAACCCTTTTATTCACAGGTGCTGAAAGTTACAAGACCTATACAATGGCAACAGATGCGAACGCAGTAATAACAGCATTACTGACTTAAAAGAAGCATATTAGTATTATTTATTTAGAACCTCTTATAGAAATATAAGGGGTTTTTTCTATTAATAATTTGTAGTAATAACTAAAATTATTATGATTATTGGAAGTATTGAAAAAATTAAAATTCCTGTTATTCTTTTTATTGTGTTCATAGTGTTTTTTATTTTAAATATACTACACTTTTATCAAAATACCAAATTTTCATTTACAAAATCAACTTTTTTATATATATAGATAAGTAAGATGGAACTCGGCGAAAGTCGGCATCAAACTAAAAAAAACTAAAAGATAGATGAGTTTAAGATTTTTATATAATGATACAACTGGAACAACTTTTAATTTAATCATACTTGGTATAACTACAATTGGGGACACATACTATATGGATTTTGAAAATGAATTAACTGATGTATCAACAGGAATAACTTTAACAGACACAAGTTCCTACCCAGATACATATTCCACTTTTGAAATAATGATAAGTGGATTGACTTTAAGTGAAGGGTGGTATAGATATAGAATTTATACTGATGATACTAAAACAGATTTACTAAAATACGGACAATGTTATTGTTATGATACAGAAGGTAAAGTAGAGAATAGTCCTGATGATGTATCTTATACTGAAACTAAAAATAAATATGTATATAAAAAATAAAATAATAAAATGGAATTAAGTTTGAAAACTGAAAAAAATGACGGAAGATTTTTATTTAGTGCTTTATCGTATCAAGATGATATAGTCCTACCAACTTTTAATGATGCGAGACATCTTGATTGGGTAAAATATGGTGATGATAATATGTTTCCTCACGAATTATTAACCTTATTCAACAAAAGTGGAATACACAATGCTATTATAGAAAGTAAAACTCGTATGATGAGTGGTGATGGTATAGTTCAAGATAAAACAGAAGGGTTTAGTGATAAGACACAAATGTTTATTGATAAAGCAAATCCTTATGAAAGTATGGATCAGGTTTATGGTAAATGTGCCATGGATTTTGAATTATATGGACTGGCTTATATAGAGGTTCTATGGGGAAAAGGTAAAAAACAGATTGCTGAATTACACCACATAGACGCAACTAAAATTAGATGGAGTAAATTAAATGATAAGAATAGAATAGATACATTCTATTATAGTCGTGATTGGAGTAATTATAGAAAAGAACAATATGTTCCAATTGAAATACCAGTTTTTAATGACGAAAAAAGAGAAGCAAGACAGATTATACCAATTGTAAGATATACACCTGGTTTAGACTATTATGCGTTTCCTGATTATATAGCATCTACAAAGTGGATTGCTATTGATACAGAAATTGCCAATTTCCATTTTAATAATCTTAAAAATGGTATGACACCATCTATATTCTTTGGGTTCCCAGTAGGAGATACTACAAATGAGGAACGTGAGGTGATTGATGAAAAGATAAGAGAAAAATATGCTGGAACAAATAACGCTTCAAAATTTATCTTGGCTTTTTATGATGCGGAGGGTGATAAGAAACCAGAGGTTACAATATTAGAAAGCCCGAATGCTGATAAGATGTATGACATCTTAAATAAAACCACACTACAACAAATCTTAGTGGGGCACAAGGTAGTAAATGAAAATTTAGTAGGTATATCAACACCAGGTAAATTAGGTTCATCTAACGAGGTTTTACAAAATTACGAATTATATTTTAATACTGTAGTTCAACCCGAACAACAAAAAGTGTTGGATCAATTTAGAAGAGTTATGTTGATAAATGGTATGAACGATATAAGTATATTAGATAATAAACCATTGAGTATGGAATTTAGTGAAAGTATAATGGCACAAATATTAACTCGTGATGAAATGAGAGATGTAATAGGTTATGAACCAGGTGCTGTTGAAGAAAAAGTAGATGAAGAGGTTTTAGAAGAGGATATAACTGAAAGTGATGATGAAATTTTGATTAATAAGGTTAAGTTTAAGAAGATATTTGCTGGTGTTAGGACAATTGATAAGGGTAATGCTGGAACAAAAGTAGGTGAAGCGAATTTAGATGATACTTATATGTGGCGAACTACCACAAGTGATCCTTCTTGTAAAAGTTACGAGATACATCCAATGGACTTGGCAAAAATTCTACAATGGAAAAACAAGGACACAATGGCACAAGAGGTTTTAGAAGAGGATATAACTGAAAGTGATGATGAAATTGTGGTTAATAAGGTTAAGTTTAAGAAGATATTTGCTGGTGTTAGGACAATTGATAAGGGTAATGCTGGAACAAAAGTAGGTGAAGCGAATTTAGATGATACTTATATGTGGCGAACTACCACAAGTGATAATTGTCCTTCTTGTAAAAGTTACAATGGAAAAACAAGGACACTTGAAAACTGGTTAAAATGGGCAATCCCAGGACAAAGATCAGGAACAAATTTTGGTAGTGATAAGACATACATAAGTCCATTTACAAAACAAGATGGAGGAGTTCCATATGGAACTTTTTGTGAAGAAGATTGTCATTGTAAATTGGTAAAAGTAGGTAAAGTATAAAAAAAATAAGATATATGAAAGAAATTTGGAAAGATATAGAAGGATATGATGATTACCAGATAAGTAATTGTGGTAGATTGAAAAGTTATAAAGGTAAAACCGAAAGGATACTTAAAGAGAGTATTAGTCGTGGTTATATTATGTATTCAATTTGGAAGGACAATAAAATGAAAAATCTTAAATCACACATTTTAGTTTGGGAACATTTTGGTTCAAGTGAAAGATGTGATTTACATATAGATCATATAGATCACAATAAAACCAATAACCATATTGATAATCTACAATTACTATCACCCAGATATAATACAATTAAACATCACAATAGAAAAGGTAATTTATTGGGTTCATCATATAAAAAATCAAATAAAAAATGGCAATCACAGATTTATTCTAATGGTAAGAAAAATTATCTTGGTTTATTTGATACAGAATTAGAAGCACATAATGTATATAAAGATGCATTACAAAAAATAAATATAAAAAGATGAGTGATAGAGTTTTTTTCATTAGTGTAAATGATTTGACTGAATACACAACTATAAATTATGCGGTAGAACCAAGCCTATTAGAGAATAGTATATATGATGGACAAAAAATAGATATAGAAGCGATAGTTGGGACACGATTATATAAGAAATTGGAACAAATGATCACAGGATCAACCGTAAGTGGATACTATAAGGAACTTTTAGATGATTATATCTTTGATACACTGATAAAATCAGCAGAAAAGAGAACTTTACTATGGGTTTATAGTAAGATTAGGAACAAAGGTGTAGTAAATCAAGAGGGAGATACTGATGCAACAGTTGATATAACTATTTTGAATAAGATGAAACAGGAATTAAGTAATGATTTTGAGTATTATGCTAATAAATTAAAGTCTTATTTATGTGAAAATAAAGATAATATAGCAGAATATAAGGATTATAACCCTGATAGTAAGGACTATTATATAAAACCAGACAAAACAGATAGTTATTTTAGTGGTTTATTCTTAAATGATGTTCCAAAGAGGGATTGGAGGAACGAAGCGTGATACTAATTATTTATCTATTAGTGGTTTATGGACTAACTAACATAATAGTCAATGAAAGTATATTTGATAAATTTGTAGATAGTTTTAAGGACTTTCCATTTTTTTATCAATTACTTTCTTGCTCGACTTGTTTATCATTTCATATTGGGTGGCTTTTATATATATTAGTGTCGATAGACATTTCTGGACTTTGGTTTGTTGATTGGTTTTTAGCAGGGTTGATGAGTAGTGGATTTGTAAATATAATAGAACATATAAAAATAAAATTTGGTGAATAATGAGAATAATGGGATTGAGTTTATTACAAATAATTTTATGGGGTGGTTTTTGGTGGTTAATAGTATATTATAGTTTTTGGTGGTCATTAATAATAGTAATAGTAATACCAGCATCTATTTTAATGTATGAATTTACTTGTAAAATTGGATTAAAACAAAGAAGAAATAGAGAATTAAGGGAGTATTTTAGTGGATAAAAAAAATCAAGAATAATGACGAAACAATATAAACAAGTTTTAGATAAATTAGCAGAAATTGCTTTAAGTGGAACAAGTGAGAGCATAGTTGATTCTGTTTATGAAGTAGCGAGTGTGGCAAGATCATACCCATTAACAATAATAGATCCTCTATATAAAAATCACACATATCAAAATGGTATGCTGAACTTAAATGTAGATTTATATTTTGTAGATTTAACTTATCAGGATCGGTTAAATGAACTTGATGTGATAAGTGATATGGTGAGCACCGCAATTCCATATGTAAATTATTTAAGAGATCAAGAGGATACACTTGGTTTTTATTTTAGAAAAGATACAGGATCAGTAATCAACTTTGAAACATTTCATATGAAATGGGTAGATTTTGTAGCAGGTGTAAAACTGACATTAAATATATCTATACCTGATAATGGTGATCTTTGTAAAAATATATTTAATAAATAATGGTTGGAACTAATTGGGTTAGACTTAAAAAGATAATAATGGAATATGGTAAATCTGTATCAGGCGAAATGCGTGATAAATTAATGGATCAAGGACATATTGATACTGATAAATTAAGACAATCCATAAAACCATATACAGAATTTGAAGATGATAGACATTTTCTATATGTAAGTTTTGTTCATTACGGACAATATGCTGATAGATGGTTTAAGAAAGGAACAAGGATATTAGATGTTCCAACATTCGTTCAACCATGGTATGATAATGTAGATAAACTAACTGAACTAATTGAGGAGAGCGCCCGTGATGATATAGCAGATAATATAAGTAGATTTGTTGATGAATATAATAACAGATAAAAAATAAAAATAAGAAATGAGTTTAGGATTGATACAAGAACCAGTAATTTTATCACCAGTGAATAACCCATTACCAATTGTTTTTAGTAGTGGCGATAGTGGAGAAGATGGTTTTAGATATAAAGTGGTTTTACAAAATAATAAAGGAGATGACACGGAGGTATGGATATACCCAGATACAGATTATAGTAATTATTGTATCTTTGATTTTAGTATGTTAATGAGTGATGTAATTACCGACGATAAAGATAATTGGAATACAAGTGGATATACAGAAAGTTATAATAGTTGGGCATCTTACAATTATGATATAACAGAATATATTGGAACCACCAGTGGAGATACTTATTCATCAGGCACCTTTTATGTGTTTAGAGGGGTCAAGCAATATGGGAAGAATTGGACTTCAAGTGATTATATACCTCGTGTAGGGGTCACCGCAGAATTTTTATCAAATAAAATATACTATAAATATAAAACAGATGAGTATGCTACAATAAATACTTTTTACGGAGCATATGATGTATCATCAGCATTTAATAAAGTAATTATAGATTTAACTGATGGTGATATATTTAAGAGATACTATTATGAAAACCAATTAACAGGGGGACATATAAGATCAATTTATACATTACCAATAGGACCAGCAAATTTGAACCTTATGAGTAATGGTGGGTTAATAATATATAGTGGGGCAACATTAACACCGGTAGTTGGAGATTTAATAGACACAACATCATCATACTATAATGTTCATCTACAATATGATAGTGATATAGTAAGTGAAACAATAAAAGTAAATGTAGATCAGAATTGTTACAAACACGATGGAATCCAATTTTTATATCTTGGAGAACTATCTACTTATGAAACTTTTTCAGCAAGGATGGCTGATATAAAAGGTTTTTCAACTAAAAGATCAGAGGTCAAGAAAAACTATAATAATTACAATGGAACTAATTATGGATACTATCTTGGTGATAGAGGTAGAGATGTAGTTAATTTAACGACACAAGAGGAACACGAAGCATATACAGACTGGATTAAAGATGACGAATCAACTGATTTAATGGAACTTTTTAATAGTCCAGATGTTTATATCATTAAAGATGATGGAATATACCCGATCATAATAACTACAAAATCATACGAACAAAAGACAATTAGAAATAATAGATTATTTAATTATAAAATAGGTTTTGAAATGGCCTATGAAAAATTAAGTAATATATAAATGTATTGGTGTGTTTGAAGATGAATATGAAGCACATTTAGCATACGAAAAACAATTAGATAAATATGGATTACTCAATTGAGATTTTGGTTAAAGGAGTTGGTAAATTAGATATACAAACAAAAGATAGTGATGACTTTGGTATTCCTTTAACTTTTAATATAAGTGATATAAAAGATTTTGCTTCAAGAAAAGCCAGTTTTAGTAAAACCATAAAAATACTTGGAACTAAAAATAACAATATAATTTTTGATCAGTTATACGAAATCAAGGGACAGAATTTTGCCTTTGATATGACAGCTAAACACGACTGCGTTTTAATAGTGAATAAAAACCCGGTGATGAATGGATTTTTAGTTCTTAAAAAAATAGAAAAACTTTTAATAGGAAATAAATATCAAGTGGTTTATAATATAGTAATGTTTGATGAAACTAAAAACTTCTTTGAGGAAATTAAAGGTAAAGAATTACAAGATTTAGATTTTAGTAGTGGTTGGACTTATGGTGATATAACTTATGGTGTTGGGGATCACGTATATAATGAAACGACAATAAAGGAAACAGCAGAAAATACTTTTTTAGATGTTTATTGTTATTCTATGGTTGATTATGGATATTATGATGATGAAAAAGTTTTTCCATATAACGATACAATTACAACCAATCTATTATACCCATCAACATACTTAAAACCAGTAGTTGATAAGATTTTTAATGATGCTGGATATTCTTATGAAAGTGATTTTTTAGATGGTAGTTCTCATGGAGGTATATTTAAGCAAATGGTTATGCTTCATAACAATTCAAATGAATATGTTAATTTAAGAATATGTGAATATGTAACTGGTAGTTTTGTTTTTCCATCATCAAATAATAATGGGTTTATACCATTTGGTAGGTTTTATAGCCAATTGATAGGTGGTATATCTACAAGTTATTATGAGGTTGGTGATTTTTATGGTGTGAGTGGATCAAGTGTTGGTATAGAAATACCTTTTGATGGTGATTATGAAATATCTTTAAGATTAGATGTGGGTGATGATGAAGGTGGATTATATGAGTGGCCTTATGGTTTAACTTGTGCTATTGATACTACTTATCATCTTGGAGTAAAATATAGTGATGGAGGCGGTGATACACTACAAACTTGGGACAGCACTTTTTTCAGGGATTATGTAGGTGATGACGAAGCAGTTGGTTGGTTTTGGGAAGGTATTGCTGATACTGGAAATACAGCAGATCTTAAACAAGGTGATATATTATATATGTTTGTTAATGGTGGAACTTATGGTATGGAATATGAACCACCAGCGGATCCTTGTATATCACAACAGGTTTCTGTAACTTTTGATGGTGCTTCAATTGAAGGTGTGTTAGTAAGAGAATTAGATGAAACTTTAAGTGGAACAACAGACGGACCTTTAATTACAATAGACCATATATTACCGAATATGAACCAAGATGATCTTTTAAGAAATTTAATTAAAATGTTTAATCTTTATATTTACACCGAAGATGATCCAAAAAAACTTTATATTGAACCCCGTGATGATTTTTACAAAAAAGGAACATTAGTTAATTGGGATAGAAAAGTAGATTACAATAAAAACATAATAATAAAAACACTTAATAATGATATAGCAAATGAAATTAGATTTGAATATAGTTTAGGTGAAGATTTTTATTCACAAAAATACTTTAATGAGTGGTATGAAACATATGGAACAAAAGTTTTAGAACAAAATAATCCATACTTAAAAGAAAATAAAAGTATTAAATTAGATATACAAAGTTATACTATGTTTAATGAAGATGATGATGAAATAATGCCAAGATTATATGAAAAGGATAATAGCCAACATACTATCTTTGATGATAGAATAGAATTTGAACCGATGATTGCTTTTGAAACAATTGTAGAAAAATCTGGATTGGGATTTAGGGTTGGTAATTTAGAATATGATGCTTATGGAACAACATATAGAAATGCAGGTATAAATAAATTGAAATTTGCTTCACATGCTGGTTTATTTGGTGGTTGGAGTTTTGATTTAAATTATGAAACAACTGGTGAAACTTTTTCTTTTACTGGTTATGATAATACAAGAGGTTTATATAAAATATTCTGGGAAAATTATATGAACGATTTGATTGATGATGATGCCAGAATAGTAGAGTTATATTGTAATTTTGATTTAGCAGATATATTGAAACTTAATTTTAAGAATATAATTTTTATAGATGGTCAAAATTATTATCTACAAAAACTTGAATATGACCCAAGTAAGAAATCTTCAAGTAAAGTAACCCTTCTTAAAGTGATGGATCCAATTGGAGAAGGATCATTTGATAGTTGTTTTTTACTTAAAAATGATAGTGGTGATTATATTTTAACAGATGATACAGATAGTAAGATAATAATTTGTTAATTTTTATATATATAAGAGAAAGAAAAAAGAAATGATATAAACAATGGATAGTAGGATACGAAATTTGAATTATGAAGGAGCACCAACAGGGACAACTTTATTTATAGTTGATGACGCGAGTTATACCAATGCTGAATATACAACTTTAACAGATGTAAAGGATTATATATTAGATGGATATAGTAGTGATAATACTTTTACAACAGGACAAACATTTGATACAAATACAGGTATATTAAATAATTATAGAAATGATGGAGGAATATACTTTGTAGATTTAGATGGTAGATATGCTTTAAGTGGATCAACAGGAACTAGTGGAACATCTGGAGTAGATGGAGCATCTGGTTCAACAGGAGCATCAGGCACAGACGGCACAAGTGGAACATCAGGAACAGACGGAGTATCAGGAACAAGTGGAACAGATGGACAAGATGGTTCAGTAGGAAATACAGGAACATCAGGAACATCAGGAACAGACGGAGTATCAGGAACTTCGGGAGTAAATGGAACAGACGGCACAAGTGGAACATCAGGAACAAGTGGAACATCAGGAACAGACGGAGTATCAGGAACAAGTGGAACATCAGGAACAGACGGAGTATCAGGAACATCAGGAACAGATGGACCACAAGGACCAGCAGGTGGAACATCAGGAACTAGTGGTGTATCAGGAACATCAGGAACTAGTGGTGATGATGGAGGACAGGGTCCAGCAGGTAATGATGGAACAAGTGGAACAGATGGAACATCAGGTAGTTCAGGCACAAATGGAACAAGTGGAACATCAGGCACAGACGGAACAAGTGGAACATCAGGAACAGACGGAGGATCAGGTAGTTCAGGAACAGACGGAACAGATGGTGCTTTAACTGGAATTACTACTGATAGTAATTTTTATTACTTAAATGATGTTTTATACACACCTGAAATTAATTTAACAGGAACGACTGAATTTACATCTCACCCATCAAATTATTATGGATTGTTTATAGATCAAGAAAATGGTGATGTTTATGCCAATAGTGGAGGAACAGGTGAAACAGGCACATCAGGAACTTCAGGAACAGATGGCACATCAGGAACAGATGGGTTAGATGGAAATGGAACTGCTGGCACAAGTGGAACAGATGGGCAAGATGGAACATCAGGCACTTCAGGAGTAAATGGCGGAACAGGAACATCAGGCACAGACGGATTAACCGGTTCTACTTTTGATGTAGATTTATATTTTACAAATGATATACTTTATAGTCCTTTCTTAACTTTAACAGGAACCACAGGAGCAACGGATCACACTAACTTCAATAACTTATATATCGATACAGATAGTGGAGTTGTTTTTAGTAATACAGGATCAACTGACGGAACATCAGGAACAGACGGAGTAGCAGGAACAAGTGGAGTAGCAGGAACATCAGGAACAAGTGGTGATGATGGTTTATCAGGAACAAGTGGGACAGATGGACAAGATGGTTCAGTAGGAAATACAG